TAAGTATGGCCACGAATATGGTTACGAAATTATGCATTACCCCAATGGGGCATTGCATTCCGAAACCACGTGGGTCGACGCTGATTATGGCGGGGTAGTGGGAGATCAATTAACGATCTCGGAAGGGCATCCTTGGCGTTCTCGTCCAAAAGGACAGAACTCCGAGGACATCGGGGGTGACTTCTTTACTCAGAAGCGAACATGTGTTTCCGGCTCTAATGCCGGACCACAGACGTTTCTGGACAAGCAAGTCAACGACGTATGGACCCGGGATTCTATATTCCGGGCTTCTCCATATGCCGTTTCCCCATTCACGGTTCCGTGGGCACCCTACGTCTCAAGTAGCAAAGCTGACTTGATGAAGAAAGGTACTACGGCAATCGCGCGATGTTCGCCAACTAATTCCGTTGCGGACGCAGCCGTATTCTTTGGAGAGGCATTCAAGGATGGTTTACCATCTTTGATTAACCCCTTCAATTGGGAAACTAAGCTCAATCTTTTTAAAGATTTGGGCGATGAATTTCTCAATTATGAATTCGGTTGGCTTCCTTTTATTAGCGACATCCGTAAAACGGCTGAAGCTATTAATCGCGTTAACGCTGTGCTTGCACAGTTTGAACGTGATTCAGGAAGAAACGTCCGTAGGAATTATCGCTTCCCTACAACCAAAAGCAAGACGAGTTCGCTTTACAAGTCAGGTGTTTACCCCTATTGGGGACCAAACAACCTAGCTTGGATTACGACCTCTCTTGCTGGCGGCGGGACCATTATCAAGACGTCAGAGACGTCTAAGTCATGCTGGTTTAGCGGGGCCTTCACCTACCATCTTCCTTCCGGATACGACTCCCGGAATCAGATGGATAGGGCTGGCCTCGCTGCCAAATTAGTATTTGGCGCCGAATTGACTCCACAAACATTGTGGGAAATGGCTCCTTGGAGCTGGGCTATTGACTGGGTTACCAATGCGGGAGATGTCTTGAAGAATCTCTCAGCATGGTCCAGTTATGGTCAGGTTTTGCGCTATGGGTATGTGATGGAACATTCCATCGCTAAAGATACCTATAGCTTCTACCATTCACCCAATTATATTGGGACTGGGAATAATCCCAGGCGAAAAATGGAAGTATCGGATATGGTTATTTTGTCTGAGACAAAACAACGATACCGAGCAAATCCCTTTGGGTTTGGCATTACCTGGGATGGCTTGTCACCACTCCAGCTTGCCATCGCAGCAGCTCTCGGTATTACCCGGAAGCTGTAGCGGTGCTGTTTAGCACTGCAAAAACACCAAATGATGCTCAATCCTGAGTATCAGAAAAGGAGCAATGTCTGATGTCATTTGCCGACCCACAGACCATCACGATCGCTGGTGTCACAACGCCGCTTCCCCGTGTTTCGGTGGGAGCGAATCGTAGTGAGTACCAGAGTGCGGATGGCCTGATCATGCTGGCGGCTTCTTCGAGCTTAGCTCGTAGGAACCGTCGCGTGCTTCGGGTTGACCATTCGAAGATCACCGCTGACCCGTTTATCCCGACCACGAATGCCCAGGTAAGCATGTCTGCTTACATTGTTCTGGACACTCCGAAAGTCGGGTATACGAACCAGCAGGTGTTGGACGTCTGGCTGGGTCTTAAGACCCAGGCAGCGGCCACTTCGGATTTGCTCATCACCAAGCTTATTGGTGGTGAGTCATAAGCCAAGAAGTACGCCGGAGAGGACATAGGGAGGATTCCTCTTCGATCGGAAGTAAGGTTGATTACCTTGCTCCGAATACGAAGAAGGCCGCTCTAGTCCTAGGCGTCTTCTTAGGCCAGGTGCTAATTGTAACGGTCGGTTATCTATCTGACCGTTGCCTTTAGCTGCAATAGCCCATCAGACTAAGGAAAGACCACCTCTATTTAAGGAGGGGCTTTGAAAAGCCTGATGTTGCTCTGGAAATCGGTCGCGGATGAATCCGCGGCCATATGTGGCACTAGCGCTACTCTTGACTATGAATACGTCAAGAGTCGATCTGAACACGAAGGGTTCTCGTTTATGACGATTACCCTACCTACCTTTGGAAAAGACACCGAAAAGTGTCTTGACCGTGGGTATGTGGATCGCGACTTGTTCAAGGGTTTCCCTTGGCAAGCAGGTCTCCCCCGATTTCTCGGAGGTTTCCTCGATCTTGTGTTCGATCGGTCTAGTGGTGTGTTGCTTGATATGCCAGATATCGAGGCAATTCAAGCCATACGTCAGCTTTCGCTGATGTTTGGCAAGATCGCTCTTCCTTGCAGTGATGCAAGGGAGAGGGCTGCAATGTCTGACTACATCAAGTGTGAGCAGGATGTCCGTGACTCTGATCGTCGAATAACTGACCAACAATGGTCAGATTTTCGCCGAGTCGGAGCCATGCTTTATGCCAGTTTGTTTTCTGCTATGGATCGTGAGATCTATAGTGGTAACTTACTGCCAAAGCATGGACCAGGTAAGACTGCTGATTTTCTTTCGGGTAACCGAAAGTATGAGCAGATTACTTGGCCTCTTAGACTCGAACGATACTTTCCAGCAATGGAAAATATCCTTCCATCTCCTTCCTATTGGGAGGATCTGGATAGAGTGGACTTCCTTGAACCCGGCGCGGAGAAACCCGTTAGGGTAGTATCCGTACCTAAGACGCTCAAGACACCTCGAATAATAGCGATTGAACCAACTGCTATGCAATACGCACAGCAAGGGGTTTATGAACTATTTATCGAGCTGTTGTCCGCTCGCAAGAAATCCACGAGCGGTCGGGTCATAGGGACTGACTATCTCTATGACTTTCTGGGGTTCGATGATCAAACCGTTAACCAACGGCTTGCTCATAAAGGTTCCCTTGATGGGAGCCTAGCTACACTCGACTTGAGTGAAGCTTCGGACCGTGTCTCGAATCAGCATGTTCGTAATCTACTGTCAAATCACCCTCATTTGTTTGGGGCGGTTGACGCTTGTAGGTCACGTAAGGCTGATGTGCCTGGCCATGGCGTTGTACGTCTGGCCAAGTTCGCATCTATGGGTTCAGCTCTCTGCTTCCCAATGGAGGCCATGGTGTTTTTAACCATGATCTTTCTTGGGATAGAGCAAGAGCTCAACACCCACCTTACCCCGAGACTGATTAAACAGTATCGGGGGTCAGTGCGCGTTTACGGGGACGATATTATCGTCCCTGTGAACACGGTGCCCTCCGTCGTACGATCTCTTGAATCTTTTGGGATTCGAGTGAATCAGTCCAAGAGCTTCTGGAATGGTAAATTCCGGGAGTCTTGCGGGAAGGAGTACTATGCTGGATCCGATGTTTCAATTGTTCGGGTCCGGCAGGTATTTCCTTCACGACGGACGGACGCTACCGAGGTTATATCTACCGTGTCCCTTCGTAATCAGCTTTACCATGCTGGTTACTGGAACACGTGTAGATGGTTGGATAAAACACTGCAGGGTGTACTTCGGTATTACCCTGTTGTCCTACCAACCAGCCCGGTGCTTGGACGCCATTCTTTTCTTGGATATAAACAAGAATGGATTGGCGATGCCCTTCATAACCCTCTTGTCAAGGGTTATGTTGTGGTCTCCAAACCCCCTCCAGATGTTCTGGAAGGGCCAGGAGCCTTGCTTAAGTTCTTCTTGAAGCGAGGGGTTGAACCCTCTTTCGACGAGAAGCACTTAAAGCGTGCGGGACGTCCCCCAGTCGTCTACATCAAACTGGGGGGGTACTCCGCAATTTAATGCGGGGTAGGGGCGAAAGCCCCCTGGGAGATCCCTTGGGAATCTTCCGCAGAAATGCGGCGACGCGTAGTTAGCGTTGTTTTGATTCCGGGACTCCTCTTGATTGGTAGATTCCAAATTACCAATCGGGAGA